TAAGTCTTGGTGGTGTTTCTTTAGCGAAAATGTTTTGTTTACCGTATTCGGTTATAACTGTCATTGATTTGAAAGATAGGTGAATGGCGATGATGAACTGTCAGGTCGCCATGTCTACCTACTTCTTCTTAGTACCTTTCTTAGGAGGTCTGCCTTTTTTAGTTCCGTATGAACCTGGTCCTGTTGGTGCCATGATTAAAAGTTAACGTTTGATCGTTCTAGTTTTTGAAGTACTGCTTCTCTATATGCAGGGTCGTCGTTATACCTGTCATCTTCCATAGCCTTAATCATTTCAGCCTGACTATTAAATACATCACCTGTTGACTTAGGTGCTTTACCTCTCACCAACTGACCATCTCTACCAGACTGATCTTGATACTTAAGAGCTAAGGCTTGTACAGCAAAGTAAGCAGCCAGAGGATTCCCTAACTCCATCACTGCGTCGTACATATTAACCTCTTGTTCAGGTACATTCTGATTAGCCCAAGACATCATGTTGTTGTAGTTATCTTGACCGCCTACTAGACCATGTATCTGTTGTACATCTTGGTCAGTAAACTCTCTAGACTGTGGAGCTTTCTGAGATTCTGATCTCTGTTGCATTGCCATCTTAGCAACATCAACAGGATTCATTTTTGATAGCTTATCAAATGTTTCCTTAGTTAGCTTGTTGGTAGTTCCTTCTTCCCACAGTTGATCAAGTAAGTTTGTCTCTCTATCTTTTGGAGCTTCCTTATCAGGTTCAGTTTTTGATTCGGGTTCCTCTGAAACCTCTTCAGATTTTTCGCCTAATTTCTTTTGGAGTTCAAGGTGAGCCTTCTCTAGCTCTTCAGCATTTTTATACTTACCAGCTAATAGTTGTTCACCCTCGGACTCCATCGCCTCTCCAACTTTTAGAGAGTCTTGTTCTTCTTCAGTAAGAACCTCAGAATTTTGAGGTTCTTCCATTGTTAGTGTTTGATCTTCGCTCATTCTTGTGGTGGTGCTTGTAATTGTTCAGCCATTGCAGGGTTCTTAGATGGGTCCATCATTGGAGTCTTCATCATTGCAGTTTGTTGTTCTGCCTGTTGTTGCTGCATAGCCATTTGTTGTGCTTGTTGTTGCTCACCTTGTATCTCTTGCATTGATCTTACTAAGTTCAATACATCTATACCTTGGGAGGCTGCAAGTCTTTTGATCACTTCCTCTGGATTAATAAACTTCTGTACTGCCTCTGGTCCCATTGTCTGAGAGATGACTGTTAGGAATTGACCTAAGCTCTCTCTATCCTGACCACGACCTAGTGCATTAACACCAGCTACGATAGTAGGTTTAACAATGTCCTTTGGTAGACGTGGTATCTTTCCAGTCTTTTGGAATTGATTTAATACTCTATTTAAATATGGTAGTAGGAACTCTGTAGTGAGTAAGCTGAACAGCCCTCCCAATTGTTGCTCCAACTCCATCTGTGTGAGGCGTACCTCTTCAGCTGTAGTGCGTTCACTATTTCTAACTTGCATAACTAAGAACGCTTCATTAATTCGACGTTCTAGTTGTTGCATCATTTCAAATGCTGTTCTGAAATCAGCTGTCTTACCTACCTGTACGACTCCAATGTCATCAGGTCTACCTTGCACGATTGCGCCGTTCCCTGCGTTAGCAAGGGTACTTGGTTTCGTCGTAGAGCTAGGTGATACGGTGAACACAACTTTCGCTGCAGCTGCTGACCCTTCCACTAAGGCTTGGGACAGTGCATCTAATGATTTTAAGTCGCCAATAAACTGACCGACTCTACCTCTTCCATAATCCTCACCATCCACTGTGTTAAATCTCAATGGAATCCAAGGTGTTATGTCAACAGGTGCTTTCCCGTAGGACTTTTCTAATACTGTTCCGTGTACTTCCTGATGCCAGACGTATCTGTTGTTGTCTCGTGTGATGTGGGTGTAAATATCGCACTCCTCAACTGAATCATCAGATCCATCAACCACTGTGTCGTACTGCTTAAGTACATCCTCTGGTAGTTGATCTTCAATTAATTTCTTTGCAATTGTTTCCTTCGTGATTATTTCGATCACATTGCCGTCACCATCTCGTTCTACAACGTAGCGGTTTAGCGGATATACTTTCAGACCTTCCTTACCCATAAAGATAAGTGCATTACCTGCTACTACTAAATGTAGAAGAGCTTCATGCACGATTACACGATCATTGGAAGCTGCAATAGCCTCCAAGATAGTGCGTTCAATCTTTGCAAAAGATAAGTCTAGTTCTGATTTAATCTGTGGACCAAATTCCTGACCAAGTTGACTTTCATCTACCTGTAGCTTGAAGAAGCTGGTTTGTACAGGGAGCATTGACTGCATAAGTTTTGCTGCCAATGTCACTGCACCTTTTGCTCCAACACTCTGCCAAGGTGTAGGAAGATGTCTCATCCCCTTGGTGTATTGATCCTTAGTGATTAAATATGGAAGAGTTAATTCCGCTGCTTCCTCTGCTTCGTCTAGAAACTGGGTACGTTCGCTTGATAAATAATCATACCTAGTTTTTGCTGTCATTTTTATAAGTTAGATAAACTTGTTTTTAAAGATGTGAAATTATTCATATAATCTTGGAAGTTATCCATTGGGTTATAAGCAGCTTGAACACCACCTGGAGTGAGACCACCGTAGCCGTATTGACTACCACCGTATCCACCACCACCACGATTACCACCCATCATGTTCATTAACATCATGAACTGCATGAAGTCTTGCATACTTGTACCACTACCACTTCCACCACCAAACTGTGATTTATCTATACCATCCCACCATGCATTTAAGTCATCCATAGTTAGACCAGCTGGCAAGGTAGTGGAACCACCACCACCTGTTGTTATGTCCTCTTGGAATGGTCCTGTTGGAAGAATAGTAACGTTGTTTTCACCGCCTCTTTGCTTTTTCTCTTCCTCAGTTAATTTGTTAACAAAAGGAGTAATAGTACTAGTTGATCCAGTTTCATTAAATGGACCAATGCTAAGTGCTTTCTGAATATTTTCAAGCTCATCTGTATAGGTATTATTTCCACTTGTCATTAATGGTTTTGACCAAGTGTTGTTTGCACCAAATGTAACACCTCCATCAAAGTCACCAGTTACACTTCTCGTATATTTACCTCCACCTGGAGCTATTCTTGCATCAAGGTATGCCTCAGTTGGAGCTGCACCATCATTAGCTGCTTTGTATTTATCAATTTCTAAACCCCTATTTTTAAATTCAGAACCACTCATTATCCCGTCATAAAGCCCTTGGACATTACCTGTTCTCTTAAGTTGATCAGTCCAGTACTTAAGACCAGCAGGTGCAGCCTGTCTATTTAGAGTTTCACCGTAGATTCGCTGAACTATTCTTTCATCATCAGTTAAGCCATCTTGACCTGTTATTTTTAAAGACATCTATCCTTCCTCACTGATACGAGTTTTTATCCACTCGACTACTGATCGTTGACCAGCTTTATACATAATTGTTTCCATGTTTTCATTAGGGTTAGGGTTGGTTGGTGGATATATTTCCTCAAGTTCAGCGAGGATTGACTCTAAGTTTGGTCCGAGTATGGACTCAAGAGTATTGGGGTAGGTTGACATTACTATGTTCAAAGAACGCTGGCATCCGAGCTGACTTAGTTTCCGAAAGCTCTGGAGCCTTGCCGTTATACATAAGATTATCGCTAGAATCCAGCCAAAATTTTTTACTTAAATACTTATCGCCATAGGTATTCTTACCTAATGGCTCCATGATCCAGTTAATGGTGGCTTTCCTAAGTTTATCCAGAGATTTACTAGGAGATAAGCCCATATCGTGACATACAAGGCTATTAGTGGCCACGTGTATCTGTTCGTCTCTGGAAATATCAGCTGATACCGTTCTGAGACCAGCATCGCCATTAAACCTAAAGAAAGGCAGAAGTACAAAGAAAATAGCACGTTCAATAACTAGGGCTTTTGTAATTTCATGGTCAGGGTGAGACATCCAAGCATCCCTTAATCGGAACGCCTCAGCCTCAGCCTTTTCGTTAACGCCTAAAGCGTTGGTTATATATCCAAGAGCTTGGTCATGCTTGACCTCATCTTTCACGTTGGACTCTAAGAGATCCCTCGCAGATGAGGGAATCTCCTTTCCAAGTGTCTCAGTAATCCAGTCACCCACAGGTATTTCCATGTGGCGTACTGCGAGACAACGGAAGAGGGTCTCTTCTGCTCCCTCTTTAAGCTTTCCAGCTGTTGTTTGGACTGGTGTCCATGTTCTCTTTCTATTGAGTAACTTTTCATATGGGTTCATTCTTGACAATCGCATTGGGGTTCGTTGTTTAAAATCCCCTGCAAGTAATCTTGGACATCATCTTCGTCTAACGCTGCATATGCACTTGACTTATCTTGTGTGTCTCCCATCACTTGTAGTGAATAATAAAGTGAAGTTTGGGGACTATCTAGCCACTCTTCAACGAACTGTTCGTCGTAGGTTATAACATCACTCCAAGAGTTAAAGCTATATCCATGAAGAAGCCCTGTATGGTTCAACATATACATCAACTGGTCAGCTACTTTCTTATAAGCATCCCAACCAACTTCTGAGGCGATCTCTACATCACCATA